ATGAGCGCCATTGCGGTTCTCCTTGGTGTTAGCGGAACCCGCACTCGCGGGCGACGGCATCGACGGTCTGTTCAACGGCGCGGTACGCCTCGGGGGCGCGACCACGGACAGCGGGCCAGGCGTAGGGGCGCGTTTTCTGGTCCGCCCACTTGCGCTCACGGTGACCAAAAACGGGGTGACGAAAGTGCGCCGTGCTGCCCTGCTGGGAGATTCCCTCGTATGCACGGGCGTGCGGCACGGACTTGGACACGCGCAGCTCCACGCCGACCCGACCGCGCGTCACATCGACGATCGGGCGGGTCGAGATGGCCGACGGGATGCGTGTCGACCAGGCACCGGCCCGCGAACGAGCATCGGACTGCATCGCCTGCCCGATCCGGGTGAACTCGGACTTCAACCGGCGGCGCTGCTTCGGCGCCATCGCGTTCAGGTCCTTCTGCAACTGCGAGAACTGATGCGACGCGGGCATCGCCGAGCGGTTGCCCCTCACGGCAGCAGTGAGGCGGTGATCGTGAACGAGGCGAGGACGAACGTGCCTTCACCGTCGGCGCCCTGCGCCCACGACTGGCTACTGATCCGCGCCATCGCCCCAGCCGTCCCCACCTGCTGAATGCTCCCCAGGGCGGATGAGATGGCGCCGAGGATCGCGCCCACGCTCGCCCGGTGCGCATCGAAATCCCGCGAACCCGAGCCCGTGTAGGCGATGCACTGCACCGCCACCGTCTCCACCGACCGGCGAGCCGCCCCAGCCTCAGACGACTCCACCAGCACGGCCTGATCCGTGGCGAACCCCTGCAACTCCGGATCCCAGGTGCCGCCCACAGTCACCGACCGCAGCGCGTACGCCTGCGCCGAGGGGTCCACCGCATCCAGCACCACGACGCCGGCAAGCTCGCCGGACATGGCGCCCGCGATGGCGTCCCGGATCGCCGCGACAGCCGGGTGCGCGATGGCCGTGGTCACGCGACGGCCGGAACGATGTAGGGCTCGATCAGCGACTGCACCCGATAGGGGAGCAGGTAGCCCGAGCCAGCCGGTGCGTTCGTGTCACCCGAGTCGCCGCCGTAACCCTGGAAGCCCGGCGCCCGAGTGCCCGGCACCCGCTGCGACTTCCACAAATGGTCGACCAGCTCGAGCACCGCGGCCACCAGATCCTCGGGGAGAACCGAGCGGCCGGCGACGTAGCTGACCTTCACCGCGCGGCGGGCGCTGGTGAACGTTCCGTGGACCACGCCCGCGTCGAGGTCGGCATCCACGTCGGTGACGGCCAGGCCGCTCGACGTCGCCGACGACACGGAGATGACCGGGAATCGCTTGAGCAGGATCGGACCGGGGCCGGTGTGGATCTCGTCGGTCACCGGGACCGGGGACAGGGGTCCGACGCGCTTGGCGATGATCGCCTCAGCCCGGTCGATGAACGACTCAAGCTCGGAGTCGTCAACGGTGTTGGTGATGTCGAGGAATGCCTTCGTCTCGGCCAGTGACACGGCGGCCATAGGCACCTCCTCAACGGTTCGTGCGGGTGCCCCCAGCCCGGGAGTAGCCGGGCTGGGGGCAATGCAGGTCAGACCTCGTCGGAGAGCGGGTTCGTGCCGCCCTTGACGCCCTTCTCATCCCCGCGCTGCTCGACGAGCGGGTTCTGCTCGACGAGCACGACGCGCGGCGAGTTGGGGTCGGCCGGGTCGTGGTTGGGGTTCACCACGGCGGCGGCGTGCTGCAGGTTGCCGATCAGCTTCGAGTAGTCGCCCCGCTTGGGGCCACTGCCGAGAGCGTCTTCGGGGCCGGCCGGCTCCGAGGCGGAACCGGCCAGCATGGGAGCGCCCGAGTCGAGCGCGTCGTCCCGGGTCGTCACCCCACCCTGCGGGTGGTCGAGCTTGTCGTTCTCCTGCTTCGACGCCTGGGCGCCAGCGGCCTTGTCAGCCATGTTCAGTCTCCGATCTGCTTGATGGACTGCTCGCCGCACTCAACGCAGCGAGTGATCCGGTGAGTCGCCACGGGGCGACCACCGCGCGTGCCTTCGTCGGCGTAGAAGAAGTAGCTCTCGATCCGAACCTCGGTCCGGTCACCTGTCGGCTGGCAGAACTCCTCGTGACGAATCTTCGGAGCGACAGCCTTCGTGGGTGCGGTCATGAGCTACTTCCCTTCGGATCAGGAGGCGAGGACACCCGAGAGACGGGCGGCCGGCTGGGCACCGAGCATGGCGAGACCGCAGTAGATCTCGATGCGGCCGAGCCAAGACGGCTTGGTCTCGAGCTGGCGGGGCGGGTCCACCTGGAGCCCACCGTTGGTGATGCCGAGGACACCCGTGTCGTTCTCGCTGCGGGCGTACTTGACGGCATAGATCGAGGAGGTGGTGGACGCCGCGCCCTGGGTCTCCGTCTGCGGGATCACCGGGGTCTGGTCGGCCTTGAGGCCGGCGTCGAGGATCGGCACGCCCTGCCAGGTCGGAACCTCGATCGGGCGACCGGTCAGCGTGTCCACCGTGTAGTTGTTGATCGTCACGTTGCGGAAGACGGTCCGCACCATCGCGATGACCTGCGAGTTGGCGTACAGCGCGTCCGCACCGGGGCACAGCGCCAGGAGGGCGTCGAGCCGGTCGAGGAACGCGGTTCGGGTGGCGGCGTCGGTGTTCATCGCGGCACCGTTCGTGCCCGAGGACAGCACCTGACCGCCCGTGATCCGGGACTTGAGGCCGTTGAACGAGTTGGCGTCCACACCGGTCGAACCGTTGATGAACGTGTCCGAGAACTTCGCCGCGATCGAACGGGCCTTCATGTCCCGCTGAGCCGCCACGAGGGAAGCCACGGAACCGGTGGAGGTCTGCTCGAGGAAGCGGTCGACCACGTAGTCACCACCGAGGATGACCAGCGACTCGGTCGCGTTGTTGAACGTGCCCGTCGACTCGGTGTAGCCGGCGTTGACGGCACGGAACGCGGCGGCCGGCAGGGTCGCCTCGTTGTTGTAGCTGAACGCGCGCCCGGCGATCGACTCGAACGGGATGCGGTTCATGATCTGCGACGTGTTGAGCACGCCGACGACACCGGGCAGGCGCGGGTCCTGCGCGGTGACAGCAGCTTCGGCCAGAGTGACAGCCATGAGGGGGTGTTCCTTTCGGGTTGCCCCTCATGCGAGGGGGTTCTTAGCGGCGGGGAGCCGCACGCAGGTCGGCCTCGATCTGAGCGAGGTCGGCTGCACGGGGGTCTGAGGGGAGCGGGACGGGGCGCGCGCCGAGGTCGGCGGAACCCTTGGGGCGCCCGTCGGTCTTGACGGGGAAGTCGCGCAGGATCTCCTCGGCGTCGGCTTCCAGCTCGTCGCGGGTGCTGCCGACGAGGCGCTTGGCCTGCGCGGGGGTGAGGCCCTTCTCGAACGCGACCTCAAGTCGCATCGCGCGGGCCTGGTTGTCGGTCGCGTTCCGCTCGGCCGCTTCGGCGCGGGCAGTCAGCTTCTCCAGCTCGGTGCGGCCGGCGTCCTCAAGCTCCTTCGCCTTGCTGGCGAGGGGTTCGAGTTCGCGGACCTTCGTGCGGTAGCCGGCGGCCTCCTTGCGGGCCTTCTCCAGCGCCTTGCGCAGCGCCTCGGGGGAAAGCTCGTCGGACTGCTGCTGGTCGTTCTCGCCCTCCTGGGGCGCGGCCTGCTGGTCTTCGGTCTGCTCTGCGGGTGCGGTCATGCGTCAGCCCTCCGGGGGCGTCGTGCGGGGTGTTGCCAGCCAGTCGCCGGGACTGGAAGTCATTACGCTCAGCGCATGGTCGTTCTGAGCCGCGTAAGCACGCACCGCCATGTCGTTCACGGCGCTCGCAAGATCGCCCGCAATAAGGTCACCGGCGGGCTAACCGTCTGGTGGCCGGACGGGTCGATCGGCGACTACTCGGCCGATCAGGTAGAGGTCAGGGACGAGCGACGTTCGGCGCAGGCGTAGCGCTCTCGGCGCTGTTCGCGGCAGCGGCAGCCAGCAGGCCGACAGCAGCCATCGCGGCGTTCAGCGTCAGCCCATCCGTGCGGACCAACTCGCGGGCGAGATCCATGCGGGCACGCACGTCGGCCGTGGTCGCCTCAGCGGCGGCCTCAGCGGCGCGGGCCTTCATCGCCAGCCGCTCAGCCGGACCCATCCCGACCCGAGCCTGCGCCGCCTCGCGGTCGTAGACGCCGGACTCGACACCCTTGACCGCGGCATCCATCTCCTGCGCGATGGCCTGCGTAGCCGGGTCACGCCAGTCAACAGACATGCGCGCGAACTCCGTCGGCAGCGCCCGCAGCGGAACACCCTCACGGGCCGCCACAGCCAGGCGCATCGCCCGCGTGTAGGCACGACCGAACGCCAGTTGCTTCTCCTCGGCGCGCAGCACCAGCACCGTCTCGGAAGCGCGGCGAGCCTCAGCCGAAGCCGGGTTGACCTGATTGAGCCCGAGGTCATCCGGCGGGAGGCCACCGATCGACGCCAGCGCCGACGTGAGCAGCTTGATGCCCGACACGAAGCCCTCGAGCGTGGCCTCCGGGAACTGCCCGTACTGGACCCCGGCGCTGCCGACCCACACCTTGGACTTGGCGGCCTCTTCCTGCTTCTGCCGCATCTCTTCCTCGAAGCGCGCCTTCACAGCCGGGTCCGTCGGAATCGCCACACCGGTCATCCACCGACGCGGCGCCACGAAGAACTCGCTGGTGACCATGAGGTCAGTGGCTAGCTTGTTGATGCCATCAGCCAGCGGCGCCACCGAAGCCAGCTCGGAACGCCCGTCGCGGTTCAGCAGCCGGCCGCGGTTCGGCATCGGCACGATCGGCACCGCACCCAGCGGGTTGTCGAGGATCTGGTCGACCTCGTAGGCCGAACCGACGCCCAACAGGCTCGACTTGCTCACATACCGGATAACCCTGTCCGGAAGGTAGAGAGTCGCGTAGGTGCGGTCATCGTCCTGCCACCGCTTGAGAGCAGCCCGGACCACACGGTCACCCGTGCCGGGCTCGTACTCCACTGCCACCTGATGCGAGGACTCAAACGACATCTGCGGCGTCTCGGGGTCGTCGTCGTTGCCCCAGACCGAGATGAACGCCAGTTTGTGCACCAGCGCGTCGACCTGGCCGAGCGGGGCATCCTCATGCATCCCGTTCGCGGTCCAGATGCGCCACAACTCGTCGTCTGCGCTGCCGCCCTGCCCCAGCAGGAAGCCCTCCGCCTTCACGCGGCGGTTGACGCTGTCCACGATCGTCTCAGGCCAGTTGATGACCATCGGCGCCAGGCGGTTGCCGACCTGCGCCTGCACCTCGGGAGCCAGGAACGCCAGCGGCTGATCGCCCGAGTAGTAGCGATCCCACTTGTCGAAGTCCAGGTTGTCCCGCGCCATCTTCGCGGAAAGGCGCTCCACGGTGGCGATGAGCGGGTCATCCGAAGCGCGCCTGATCGGCAAGGCAAGAGGCGAAGTCACAGGAACATCACCATCCCGCCGGAATCCGTAGAAGTGGTTACGCCGTGCACCGCCAGGGCGGCGGCGATCAGCGGTGAAATGTCTGTGTTGCCCTTCTGGTCGAGCACCCGCGTGTTGCCCGAGGGCTTCCAGCGGGCCGCCCGGACAGCCGTGTTCATGGCGGGCTCGTTGCCGTGGTGCACCGCGCCGGCCAGAACCGCGTCAGACAGGGCGTTATGCGCCTTCGCCTGCTCCGACTCCGACGGCTCATCCGCGTTGCTCACAAGGCCCTGCGCCGCCTTGTTCGCGGCGATCACCCGGCCGCCGTAGCGGGCACGGAGTTCGGCGATACGAGCTGGGATCCACGTCGCGTCGCGCTGGTAGTCGTCACCGAGCAGGATCTGCGTCGAGCCGTCCGGTCGTCGCCACGCCGCGCAGATCGCCGACCAGGAGCGGTCCGGCGCCGTGGCGATGGCGAACACGGGGGAGGTAAGCGTCGGATTGGTGTCGATCAGCGCCGACCAGGCGCTCCAGTCGATCGCCGACTTCCCGTCGGACTCATCCCAGATCCCCAGCGCCTCACGAGCGAAGTCCTCGTCAGACAGCAGCTTCCGCAGCCGCAGAATCGCGCGATCCGGAGTGCGATGCGGATAGGACGGGTTCGCCTGTCGCCAGGCGTTCCGGTCGTCCAGGTCGGCGTCAGGGTCGGCGGCCAGTTCGGCGTAAAGCAAGCCTTCCGAGTCGCCGGCCAACGCTGTGGCACGCAAGTCGGTGAACGTCTCGCCCGGGTCGGACGGCTTCGGCGGCGTCCCCATCAGGATCATCTGCGGGTTCTGCGCCTGGTTCATCGTTGGCGCCAAGTCCGCCATCGTTGCTGCGGTGAGGATCTGCGCCTCATCGAGAATGATCCGGCGAACCTTGGTGAAGCCTCGGATCGCGCCACGCTCTCGAGCGGCGAACACGATCCGCGACCCGTTGCGGAAAGGGATCAGTTCGTTGCCGGCCGCCGTCGTGATGTCGTCGTAGTCCAGATGCGGCGCCAGCAGCGGTGACTTCGCCAGCCCGCGCAGCTCGTTGAACGTCTCCCGCGCCACCTTGAATCGGTGCGCCGTCCAGACCGTCGTTGTGTTCGGATTGACGATCGAGTCCGCGAACACCAGTGCGCCGATGTCGAACGTCTTGCCGACCTGGCGAGCGATGCTCAACGCCACCGTGTCGGCGGCATACAGGCCGGCAGCGTCCTTCGCCAAGATCAGGCGATTGAGGTCCTGCTGCCAGCGGTCGAAGTGAAGCCCGATCTCGGCGCACGTCCGCTGCACCGACGGGAACCCCGACGACACGATCCCGTCCGGGGTGACCACATGGCGTGCGTCAGGGAATGAACGGCTCGTCCGGGGTGTCGGCAGCCTGTCCAACACGGTCCCCGCTGGTGGCTGCGTCAATCGCCTCGATCTCCTTGGTGATCTCAAGCAGCCGGCGAGTCAGGGAAGCGAGATCCCGAGCAGGAACCCCGGCATCGAGGTCGTCCGCAATGGCGTCGCGCATCGCCACGAGAAGGTCTCTGCGGCTCCCAGAGGCCGCAGCCTGGGCAATGCGTCCGAGGGCCTTAGCCACGCGGCACAGCCCCTCTCGACCCTGTGGAAAAAGGTGTGTGTAGAAGTTGAAGGCTGGCGGGTCAGGACGACCTCGCCCCGAGGGGCCACCCCCCGGGGTCGTCGGGCGCAAAGCCGCAGGTCAGAGCCGCATCTGGATGACGGACTGCCTCGCGCGGGCTTCGCGGCCAGCAGCGGAGAGGTTGCACGCGGCGTGACCTAGACCGAGGACGATGGTGCCGGTCTTGTCATGGCAGAGGTGCAGGTCCATCTCGGGTGTGATGAGACGGCTGCGGTAGAGGCACACGACCTCGGCGCACATCCCTTGGCCCGCCCGCTTGAGTGCGGCTACGTGCTGGGCTCTGGTCTTGCTGTGCTCATGCCCGTACTTCCGACTGCGCGGCCGGCTCTTGCTCCACGGCATCAGCGCGCCGCGTGCCTGCGCTCGAGCAGCCGGTTGACCTCGGCCTCGGCGCACATGGCAGCGTGGCGCGTCTTGCCGTTGGGCGAGTGGGTCCAGTCCTGCCGAGCACCGAGCAGCTTGGCCCACGCCTTACGGATCTCCGCATCGATGGGCAGGGTCAGCACGTCAGCCATGTCGTCCCCTCACCACGCTCACGACGGCACC